TGTGTAAAAGTCTGTAGCCAGAACACTCATCACAGGGATGCCTATTTGCACACCTTTTTTTTCGGCGCCTCCTTCGTTCTTTTTTACAAAAGACGAACAACCAGCACCAATCAAAAAAGAAAGATTTTTAACATCAAAAATCTTTAAGATTTCTTTTTTGATTAAGTCAGAGTTGTCTTTTCCGTCCTCATTTTTGTCAGATAGTATGTCTCGCTTTCCTTTGTAAAAATATGTTTTCAT